TGACATGACATGCTATGCACACCATGACGAGTATCATCACAACAGTGTCACCGCACGGTTTATACGCGCAGTGTGGTTTCGCCTGTTAACATGGGGTATCGTACTTGAGTGCTACGGAGATTCCGTATGAGCAAAGATTCAATCGAAGTGTGGAACATACAGTTCTACAAAATTGACGATAACGGTCGCATGTTGCTCAACGCTGACGGCAGTCCCAAGCTATTCGAGTTTGGAGAAATGTACCGATTTGACCCCGAAGTAGGTTTGTTAGTTGGACGACCTGACATCGACGTATCTGACATTACCGACCACGTGCACGACGACGATCTAGTGGAATGCAGCAACTAAACACGTAAACATAACATCAAGGGAGATGTGATATGAATAAATATTCAATCGAAGTGTGGGACATACGGTTCTACAAAGTAGACGACAACGGCAATGCGTTGCTCGACGCTGACGGCAGTGTCAAGCTGTTCGACGCTGACATCGACGTATCTGGCATTGCCGACTACGTGCACGACGACGATCTAGTGGAGTACAGCTACCCCTATGCACGACCAACAGGGCGATAATCTATGAGCATACAGATTGCAAGACTGATGAAAAAGTACCCACAGATATTCTATGACGTGAGTTATGAGGGCAACGGGATTGGTGAATACGGTGAACCGCTTGGTGGTGGGACTTGGTTATACATGCGTCCTAGTTGGTATAGCGATTCATGCAATGATTGTGGGACAATTCATGAATACACAATAAAAGACGTGTTATTTTTTGCCAAACGTGCCTATCAAGACAAAGCGCGATGGATCGATGACAACCCAAACGATACTAAACACATACAACTGATTTTGTCAGGAGCCTATGACCTGAATGGCTCCAAATAAAATTTTAATTAATAAATGGAGAACGACAATGACATATTCAACCACGCAACACATGAACTATGACTACAAACTTGTTAGTGAAGCACTAACAAGCAGCCCTGTCACCGCCAGCACAGCTGCGCGGTATAACGAGTATATTACACCGTTTGCTAAACGGGTGTGTAAAGAGTTAAGTGTAAGAATGATAGGACGTGACCCTGCAAGCTACTGGATATACCGAGACGATTGCCCCTACGTACTAGGGTGGGTTGGTTTCGGTGACTACCGAGATGCTGGTGATGGTACGCCCATGTATGTGGTACAAGCACGTACGATTACGAATGGTAAGTACGCTCCGTACAACTCCCAATTCTTCATGAAGATGTCTACGAAATTTAATGTGGCACTACGCAACGCTAAGAAGTTTATACGTATGATGTCACCGCAAGAACTAGCGGGCACACGTATGCGAGACGCATCGAATGCAGTGGACAATGTGGTTGAAGTGGCAATGAATGAGTACAATGAGATACGTACCAAGGTGATCGACGTGTCTGGGATGTATAGTACTAGTTTGCATGAGCGAGCCAGACCCAGCGGCTCTTCTATTCTTCTCAATGAACTACGTCACCTGATGAATAGTAACCATGAGTTCATTGATGCTTCGTTCAGTAACGATCTTGTTACGTTCTTTGCCAAGCACGACGAGTTGAATAGGTTATCTACCCGTATCGTACCTATGTGGTTTGTCCATGTGTATGACCGCATGGAGCAACAAGTGTTTGACGTTGTTAACATCGACGAAATCACCCGTAAACACCGTACTGATTTCACCGGAATCCCCGTAGCGATAGTCGCAGATACCGGTGCTGAAGTAACACGGTACACACCAGACACGTTACCTGAAGAAATTATGCAGAAACTTTCTGTACTTAATATCTTGCAAGTCAATCAATACGTCGATGATGTTGGTTTCTCTGCAGGTGACGGTATGTTCTATGTCCTACGATAGCGACTTACCACACGATATTAACATACACCGCGTCTGCGTAAATCCACACACCAACGCTGTCGAGGTGTCATGTATTGGCATGGGAGTTGACAGCGCGGCTAGTGGGGAGTACCCTTCAGTGGATGACCTACCTTTGTGGATGCAGGAGAAGGTTGCCCTACTAATGATGACCCCATTGGACAAGCCAACCACTTGGGTCGAAGCAGTAGGCAGACGGATTGACAATAATGTTTATTGGATATTCCATGAGTAATGTTAGTGTGGCACTAACAAGGGGGGTGGTTCGCCATCCCCCGACTTTCGCGCCATACCGTCGCATGAACAACGGTAATAATGTTAGTGCCGCACTAACAAGGGGGGTGGTTCGCCATCCCCCGACTTTCGCGACATACCGTCGCATGAACAACGGTAATAATGTTAGTGCCACACTAACAAAGGGGCGGTTCCCCATTCCGATACCAGCTCCGATACCAGTTCCGAGGGAAATACATGATGGAAGAGCAAGGGGAAATTGCTAAAAGATTATCTCAAGGACTATGTCCTTGGTGTATGCAACCACTCAAAGAAACCAACGAACCTAATACGCGCAAATGTACTCAGTGTAGCGGAACGGTTACTGATATAGATAATTGCAGTGGTGTCTATTACCTGTGCTTAATAGTTGCAGAGGGTAGTTTGTTATTACATCATTGAGGTGGTGTCTATTACCTGTGCTTAAATAGGAGAACAAGATGACACCAGAAGCAAAAGTTAAGAAGAAAGTAGCGGAGCGTCTAAAGATGTTAGGAGCCTACTACTTCTATCCAATCACTGGGGGCTACGGCAAGAGTGGTGTTCCAGACATCATCGGATGCTACGAGGGCAAGTTCTTTGGTATAGAATGTAAGGCAGGTAAAAACAAACCAACACCCTTGCAAGAAAAGAATTTATCTGATATAAAAGCTAACGATGGCATAAGTCTTGTCATTAACGAAGACAATATAGATGACGTGTTGATCTATGTTGGCGGTAAACACTGCGACCCACGACAGGTAGAGTTAGATTTTGAAGGCTCACCTGTTTAGACACTGCAAAAGAGGTGCCGCATGAAGACGGAACGCACTAAAGCTGAATGGTTAGTTATCGCAAATCATTGTCTCAAGGCGTACATAGTCGCCCCCAAGTATTCACCGATGCGTCTATTTTTCTCATGGGGTGAGAAGTATGCAAGAAAGAAAGCCGCTAACACCTCCGAGGTCGCGGTGAGGGAAAATGCCCTCATCTAATCAACCTAACCACCGGACCTTAACCGTACGAGGGTCTTGTGGTCACTTGTTATATCGTACGAGCAATAGGAGAACAACATGGCTAAGAAACAATCCCCCAAAGCCGATAAGGTACGAGCGTATTTAGTTAATAACAAAACAGCTACCCCTATGCAGGTCGCCAAGGCTACTGGCGTATCGTATGGCTATACCTACAAGGTGATGTTTTTAGGAGGTTATACGCGGAAAAAGGTGTTTGTAGATTGCTGGACCGCAGAGGAGGAAGCAAAAAGCAAAAAAGCCCCTACCCTCTGGGAAAAACTCAAAGGAATTTTTGCGTAGTAAGATTCTTGATACCGCTAAGTCGTACGTAACTAAAGGTGGTGGTGAGTTAGCAGGGAGTGACTTCTAATGGACTTAATCACAATAGATTTTGAAACATACTACGACAAGGATTTTTCCCTGTCTAATTTAACTACAGAGGAATACATACGCGACCACCAATTTGAGGTGATTGGCGTAGGCATAAAGGTGAACAATGAAAGAACTGAATGGGCAAGCGGAACACACGAACAACTTAAACGATACTTACACACCTTCAACTGGGCAGAAAGTATGGCTCTCGCTCACAACACTTTGTTTGATGGTGCCATTCTCTCTTGGGTGTTTGATATTCATCCTCGCCTGTATACCGATACTTTGTGTATCGCCCGTGCTCTACACGGGGTGGAAGTTAGTGGGAGTCTCAGGGTGTTATCTGAAAGATATGAGGTCGGCACTAAGGGAACCGAAGTCTTAAACGCTTTAGGTAAAAGGCGCGGAGACTTCTCTGAACAGGACTTGTCGTTGTACGGTGACTACTGCATCAATGATGTTGAGTTAACATACAAACTATTCAACATCTTTCTAAAGAAAGGCTTTCCTAAACAAGAACTTATGATAATAGACATGACGTTACGTATGTTTACTGAACCGTTCTTGGAGTTGGATATTGGGTTACTTGAACAGCACCTTGAAGATATGCGAGAACGTAAGGATCAGTTGCTTGAGGACGCGGATATATCTAGGGAGGACTTGATGTCCAACCCTAAGTTTGCCGCCGTGCTTGAGGGGCTAGGTATTAAACCGCCTATGAAAATAAGTTTACGTACAGGGAAAGAAACATTCGCGTTCGCTAAGAACGATGAAGGGCTTAGAGCACTAGCTGATCATGAGGATGATCGGGTGCAATCAGCAGTTGCTGCACGTCTGGGTACGAAAAGTACCCTTGAGGAAACACGTACTCAGAGGTTTATAGACATAGGTAAACGTGGGACTTTGCCAGTCCCAGTAAGATACTACGCCGCACACACTGGGCGATGGGGCGGTAGTGATAAGATCAACATGCAGAACCTACCTAGCCGTGGTCCAAATGGTAAGAAGTTAAAGCGTAGTATCCTTGCACCAGAGGGATACACGTTGATTGACTGTGATAGTTCGCAGATCGAAGCACGCGTACTTGCATGGTTGGCAGGTCAGAATGATCTCACACAAATATTTGCTAACAACGAAGACGTATACAAGGTCATGGCTTCTCGCATCTACGGTGTTGACGAGGACGAAGTAACTAGAGATCAACGGTTTGTAGGTAAGACCACAATCCTTGGCGCAGGTTACGGCATGGGCGCAGTGAGGTTTCAAGAACAGCTAAAGGACTTTGGGTTCGATATGGAACTGGGCGAAGCGCGTCGAGTTATCAATGTCTATCGTAAAGCTAATTGGAAAATTAATCAGCTATGGCGCGATTGTCAGAACATGATCAAGTACATGGTGAACGGCGATACCATACAGTTTGGTAAGTCAGGTGTACTGGAAGTGTTGGGATCGGAACGAGGTATCCGGCTCCCATCAGGTTTGATGTTACGTTATGACGACTTATCAGGTGAGCAAACTGATCGTGGCGTTGAGTATAATTACAAGACACGGCGTGGTCGCACCAGAATATACGGTGGGAAAGTGACCGAGAACGTATGTCAGGCGATAGCGCGTTGCATTATTGGTGAGCAAATGTTACAAATCAGTAAGAGATGTCGCGTTGTGCTAACTGTGCATGACTCCATCGTAGTATGCGTAAAGGACAAAGATGTGGCTGAGTCACAGGCATTCGTCGAGAAGTGTATGCGTTGGACACCTGACTGGGCAGAAGGTCTGCCAATCAATTGTGAAAGCGGATTAGGAAAATCTTACGGAGATTGTGAATGAGTATAGCCCCGTGGTCGTTCAGCAAAATTAAAGCGTTTGAACAATGTCCTAAACAGTTTTACCACGAGAAAATACTTAAAGAGTATCCTTTCGCCCAGACCGATGCGATCTTATACGGTAACGAATTCCACAAAGCCGCAGAAGATTACGTCGGTAATGGTACACCTCTACCTAAGAAGTTTAACTACGCGCAAGCAATGCTTGATTCCCTCAACGACAAACGTGGTGTGAAGCTATGCGAAAAGAAGATGGGTATCACAGAGAACCTTAAACCTTGTGGCTTTTACGATAAAGACGTGTGGTTCCGAGGTATCGCAGACCTGTTGATCATCGACACGTTGGGCGAAATCGCATGGGTTATCGACTACAAGACTGGTAAAAATGCACGATACGCAGATAAGGGGCAATTAGAACTAATGGCTTTATCTGTGTTTATACACTATCCCGAAGTAAATAAAATTAAAGCAGGTTTAGTGTTTGTTGTTAGTAACGATCTTATCAAGGCGAAGTACACTGTCTACGATAGCCATTCCTTATGGACTAAATGGCTACGCAAATATGAAGCCATGAAGGTCGCCGCTGATAAAAACGTCTGGAATCCGCGCCCAAGTGGGTTGTGCAAAAGGCACTGCTCTGTCACTGTGTGCGCTCACAATGGGAGTAACTAATGCCATACAAGAATAAAAAAGACCGTAAAAAACAAAAGAACAAACCTGTCGGTAGTAAAGAGTTTAAGGCACGTATGGAGAGACAGCGTGCCCGAAGAAAGATGGATAAGACAGGTAAAGACGCTAACAAGAATGGTAAAGCTGACAAGAGAGAAGGCAAGGACGTAGCACATAAGAAACCGTTGGCACGAGGGGGTTCCAACAAAGATGGTGTTACAGTGCAAAGCCGAAAGAAAAATCGTACAGCAGGTGGAGCGTTGAGCAAAGGCCCTAAGAAAAAATAGTTAGTGTCACACTAACATCACGCCGTATGGCGTTGCGATGGAGAATGATATGCAAATATTAAAGAATAAAACGCTATTATTGCGTCTGAAAAACCCGAACAAAGTTACTAAAGTTGTCGAGAAAAGCCGAGAACTATCAAACAATCAAGTAGTAGTTAACTGGGGTGTAGACGAAGCGCATACCCTAAAGATGCTAAACATAAACGTACCCTCACCTATTGAAGGTCAGTATCAATGGTCTGGTCAGTACACACCGTACGAGCATCAAAAGACCACAGCCGCATTCCTTACGATGAACCGAAGGGCTTTTTGCTTTAACGAGCAAGGCACTGGCAAAACTGCGTCTGCTATTTGGGCATCTGATTTTCTAATGACACAAGGTAAGATACGGCGTGTATTAGTTATCTGCCCGCTCTCGATCATGGATAGCGCATGGCGCAGTGACTTGTTTAATTTTGCCATGCACCGTACGGTGGATGTGGCCTACGGTACTAAAGAGAAGCGCAAAAAAATCATCAATCAAGGTTCTGATTACGTCATCATTAACTATGATGGGGTAGAGATTGTAGCTGATACCATAGCCAAAGAAGGTGGGTTTGATTGCATCATAGTAGATGAAGCCACTCATTATAAGAACGCACAGACCAAACGATGGAAGACACTGAATAAACTGTTAACCGATCAGACTTGGTTGTGGATGATGACAGGTACCCCTGCCGCTCAATCACCTCTTGACGCTTATGGCATTGCTAAACTAGTTAACCCTGCCGCTGTACCTAGATTCTTTGGTTCGTTCCGAGACATGGTGATGTACAAAGTTACCAACTTCAAATGGGAGCCGAAAGAGACAGCTACCGAGTCAGTCTACAATGCACTGCAACCTGCGATCCGGTTCACAAAAGAAGAGTGCCTTGACCTACCCGACATGGTGTATGTCAAACGAGAGGTTGAACTCACGCGTCAGCAGAAAAAGTATTACAAGGAACTAAAGAATAAGATGATACTACAGGCCGCAGGGGAAGAGATCACAGGGACTAACGCAGCCACCATCATGAATAAACTCCTGCAAATATCTTCTGGTGCGGTATACACCGACAATGGAGAAGCATTGGAGTTTGACATCAAGAACCGATACAAGGTTCTGCGTGAAGCAATAGACGAAAGTAGTAAGAAAGTTCTAGTCTTTGTGCTGTTCAAGCACACCATCGACATACTTACGGATAAATTACTCAAAGATGGTATAACCACTGAGATCATTCGCGGTGACGTATCTGCACCGAAACGTACTGATATATTTCATCAATTCCAAACTACCCCCAACCCACGCGTACTGGTGATACAACCACAAGCCGCCGCGCACGGTGTCACATTAACCGCCGCTAACACAGTTGTATGGTGGAGTCCTACCAGTTCGTTAGAAATTTATGCCCAAGCTAACGCACGTGTTCACAGGTCAGGACAAGATCATAAGTGTACCGTCGTACAGCTCCAAGGTTCAGCCGTAGAGAAACGTGTTTACACACTACTAGATAACAGAATAGACGTACACACAAAAATGGTTGATCTTTACAAAGAATTACTTGACTAGGGCATTATATGATAGTAGAGTGAATCTCCCGACACATTTTGTCGTGCGATTAGGAGAACTAAAAATGGGTGAGGACAAGAAGTTAGCTGAAAAGCTAACGCGTGTTTATTTAAAAATCCGAGACAAGAAAGCACAGCTTTCATCGGACTTTAAGAGACAAGAAGAAGATCTTAACCAGAAACTGGATAAGGTCAAAGCCGCGCTACTCGACTACTGCAAAGAGCAGGGGCTTGAGAGCGTAAAGACTTCAGAGGGACTTTTTTACCGTTCGGTGAAGACTCGCTACTGGACCAGTGATTGGGAAGCCATGCACAAATTTGTTATGGAGCATGACGTACCTGAGTTTCTGGAAAAGCGGTTGAATCAAACCAACGTAAGAACTT